AAATATGGAATGCAGATACAGGGGTATGCAATCATACCAGCTAATCAGGTAAGTATTGTGCCAAAGTAAAATGCTAACAGATTTAGAAGAAAGGAGAGTTAAATTAGATGCCATTTTTACTGGATGGTAATACTTTATCAAGACCTAAAACATTTAAGAGAGAACCATTGGAGATAGCGGAAGATTTTACCTCTGTAACAGGGAAAGAAGGAAGGGATAGGGTTTTAAGAAAGGAAGTGTTTACTTTAGGTTGGGAAACTTTGTCAAGTTCAGAAGTTTCTGTCCTTTTGGGGATAGTTGCTAAAAATACCCCAGTTACCTTCTCCGTGAGCGACAGAAACTTAACAATTAACGAGATAAATGTTTTAGTGACTATTGAGTCGGTTAAGTATGTAATACCTGGTGAAAGTTATTTAGCGGAGGTGGAAATTGAGTTGACACAAATTGAATGACTTGACAAATCTTTTGGGTTGTTCCATAATCATAACCGCTATGGCAAAAATGCTTCACACAAAAGCAGAAGTAGTGCGAGGGAAGGTTAGTCCCGAAGAAGGAGTTGTAGAGGCTATTGTAGGTTCTTCGGGGGTGTTAGACCGGATGGGGGACATTATTGACCAGAATGGCTGGGATTTGAAATCTTACATAAAAACTAATCCTGCTGTTCTTTGGGGACATAATATCAGAGAGGAAAGACCACCAATTGGCAAGGCTCTTAAAGTATGGCTTCAAGATAAAGGGGAGAAAACTGCTAAACTGATGTTCAAAGTTAAGTTTGATTTGAGGGATACTTTTGCGGCAGAAATTTTTAGAAAAGTAAAAGAAGGATTTATCAATGCTGTTTCTGTTGGATTCCTTCCTATAGAATGGGAAGCACTGAAGCCAAAAGAGGGCGAGAAGTCTTCCTTCTTTGGTGGGAGAAAATATACCAAACAAGAATTGCTTGAGCTTTCTTTTGTTCCTGTTCCTGCCAATCCAGAAGCGATTATTGCTTTGAGAAGTATGAGTAAGAAAGATAGTAGATTTGCCCCTGTTGAGTTAAAAGATTTGTATCCTCAAGTTGATACAGAAATAATGGATAGTGAGAAAGATGTTAAAGGTGATGAAGTCCAAAAGCCTTATCCGAATGAACATGCTTGTCGGTTAAGAGACCCTGGCGATTTTGACGATGGGACTTTTAGAAGAATGAAAAGAAAACACGATGGAAAAGAGTATAGTGTAATTCTTGGAAAACTACACGGAGAGGATACAATGACAGAGCAAGCCTATCGTTATGCTAAAGATGTTTGGGATGCTGGCTCGGCTCGGACTCATTGCAAAGACCATGGAGGTTCATTTGAGGCGGCAAGCGGAAAGCAAGTTGGAGATGAAGGTGTAGAAGAGAAACCAGTTGAAGAAACGCCAGTTGAGGAGAAGCCAGTTGAAGAAACTCCAGAGGGGGAAGCGGGAGAAGTACCCGAGGGGGAAGTTTCAGAGGAAACTCCGTCTGAGGAGGCTCCTAAGACAGAGGAAGGAACTACTGATGAAGGAGAAAGTGGAGAAGTGCCTAGTGAGGAAGGCGGAGAAGAATCCCCAGAAGAAGGTGGGGAAACGCCAAGCGAAGAGAGGCCTCAAGGTGAGCCGCAAACTCCACAACCAGCAATAGAAACCAAGGGAGTTATTCCTTTTAAGGATTTGGGGACTCTTCCTGAAAGTGCTGATTGGGATGGTGGAGCAGAGACTAAAAAGGCAGAAATTGACGATTTGAAACTGATGTGTGCTTGGTATGATAGTGATGAACCCGATAACAAAGGTTCTTATAAATTACCTCACCACACAGTAGATGGCCACAAATGCGTATGGAGAGGGACGGCGGCGGCAATGGCGGCTTTAATGGGAGCAAGAGGTGGAGTGGAGATTCCTGCTGGTGATAAAAGAGGAGTTTATAACCATTTGGCTAAACACTACAGACAATTTGATAAAGAACCGCCTGAATTTAGATTGATTGAAGAACAAATTCTTGGGAGTCTTGAGGAGGAGATTCACGCTTTAATGCTTGATAGAGAAGATAGATATATGGTGAGGTTAATTAAGAAAGTTTTACAGGGACAGAAAAAGGTGACCCAAAAGGTAGAACCAATCAAAGGTTATACTCTTGAGCAGGTTAAATCTGCTTTAGGAGTTCTTGATTCAGCCTTATCTCAATTACTTGTTAATGGTTCAACGGAAGGAGGTGAAAAGAAAGGTTAAATCCAACTTTAAGTTGGTAACTCCTGAACCGTAGTGAGATACTACAAATAAAGGCCAAAAAAGATGGACCCAAAGTTTGAAAAGGATTTACTTGAGGTGTTCAAAAAGCATGGACTAAAGGCGGATGATGTTGAGTCTCCCGAGTCCGATGATGAAGAACCAAAAAAAGAAGAGGAAGGTGAAGAAACTCCTCCTGAAAGTGAGGAAACTCCTTCTGAAGGAAAGGATTCTGTGGTTGTGGCAGGCCTTGCGGCGAGTATCGCAAAGAAGTTGGCTGATGCCATTGGTAAAAACAAAGGCTATGGTGAGCAGACAAAGAAAGATTTGGATACTCACATTCGGCACAAAATCTTTACGAGCTGGGCTGGGTTAAGAGAGATTGAATATCCCTCTGACCTTACATCCCTAAGCAAGGAAGAGAAAATCGTGACCTTTTTCAAGGCCCTGGTTTACTCTAATGCTCATCCAGAATCCCAACAGGTTCTTCGTGCGTTAGTGGAAGGAACAAGCACTGAAGGCGGTTATTTAGTTCCAGAAGAATTAAGAACCGAAGTGTTTAGAGTGCTTCCCGACATGGCAGTTATGAGGCGGATTGCCCGAGTATTGCCGATGTCAACGAATATCTTGAAACTTAATAGCCTGAGCGCAAGGCCAGTTGCTTACTGGACTTCAGAATATCAGTCTAAGTCAACCACTTCGGCAGAATTTGGGCAGGTAACTCTGTCTCCAAATGACTTGGTATGTTTGCTTCCGATTTCGGAGCAATTATTGGCAGATGCCAACATCAACCTCGTTTCGTTCATTGTTGAACTCTTTGCGGAAGCGATTGCGTTGGCGGAAGACAAAGCATTCTTTACTGGTACTGGAGTTGGTCAGCCAAGAGGTATTAGTATTGAGACTATTGCCTCACAGGCGGTTGCGGGGGCTACAATCTCCTTTGATGACATTCTTGCTGTGATTGATAGGGTGCCACAGAGGGTTGCTCAATCACCCAAGGCGGCATTCTGCGGTCATCGCTATGTTAAGAGACTTCTGCGGACATTGAAGGATACCAGCAATAACTACATCTGGAGAGATGCCAGAGGTGGTGTTGGAGGTGGTGGGGAAATAATTAGACTTCCCGACACTATCTACGGCTATCCGTTCTATGAGCAGAATGACCTTAATCAGACAGAATTGTATTTCGGAGATTGGAGTTTCTACATAATCGCAGATAGGCAGACCCTGGCTGTCAAGACAACGACAGAAGGTGGAGACGCTTGGAGACGAAACTCAATCGAGATTAAGGCTGTTGAGAGAGTTGATGGGCGTGCTGTAATTCTATCGCCGTTTGCGAAGTTGACTGGTATTTAAGGTAGAGATTGAAGTCTGGCATAGCTTTATAACTCAATATGCCCTCGGCTCAACGCTAAGAGTGGATTGAGCCACAAGGGCATCCTTTTGTGATGCCATTCCAAAAGGGGATGGGAAATGTTTTTTGTGTTCTCACCTCCTTTCTTTGAAGGGAAGTTTTAAGAAAAAGACGCTTCCCATCCCGTCTTGGGACATATGATAAAAGTAAAGATGTTTGATACTGGTGAGGTTGTAGAGGTTACTCCAAATGTAGCCCATGATTTAATTGATGGCGGAAAGGCTAAACTTTATCGCGGAGAGGAGAAGTCTAAGGAGTCTTACGAGACGAGGGTAGAAATGCCAGAGCCAACTCCTTTTTATGGCCACCGCCAAATGAGGGCTGAAAGGAAAGGCTACAAAAAGGAACTTCCATTGTAAGACTCCATAAGATATAATTAACTTATGGCAGTCAAATCCTACGCTTTAACTACCGCACAAAGAGCCGCAGATTTTGCGGGTTTAGGAACTCTTTCGGGAACTAAACTAACACAAATGGAGAGGTTAGTTGATTCCGTCACAGAGTTTGTTGAAAACTATCTTGGATACAGAGTCAAAAAGGCTTCTTATACAAATGAAGAATACGATACTGAAGATGCCCAAATGTTACTTCTAAAGAATTTTCCTGTTGATAGTGCAGAAAGTTTTGTTTTACAAAGGAGAACAAGTGCTTTGAATGAAGCGGAATGGGAAACAGTTGATAGTCAGTATTACCATGTTGATACGAATGCGGGAATTGTTTATGGAGCAAGTGGTTGGAAGTTTTCAAGAACTCGGAGAGGTTATCGAGTAAGTTATACGGCGGGATATAACTTTGACAATTTAACTACTTACTTATCAGATACAGAAGGGGGCGACATTGAATTGGCGGCTTGGATGCTTTTAAGTTTACTTTGGGACATAAGGAAAGGAGGTGTGGGAGTAGAATCCGAAAGAATTGGGGACTATGCGGTAACTTACAGAAGGTTACTAATGGAGAATGAGGATATACAAACTCTTTTAGATAAGCATGCAAGGATGGATACTTTTGGGGTTCTAACTCCTTTACAAGAGTGAGATGGGCATTAGAAGATTTTTTGACCAAGATGTCATTATCAAAAGGCTTTCAACAGTTAGTGGACACCGAAAAGCATTTCAATCAACAGCAACAGTTGAGGGATGCGTCCAAGAGTTGTCAAGAGGGGCAAGGCAGAGGTTAGGTATTCTTGAGGAAAGGACTTGGATTGCGTGGTTTGATGTGGATACTGATATTCAAGAAGGAGATAGAATTGAGGATGAGGATGGTATTGAGTATCTTGTTAGAGAGGTTACAACTAAAGATTACGGAATAAATCAACATAAGCAAGTTATCTTGGAGGAACCGAATGAGTGACATAAGAATAACAATTAGTCCTGAGCTTAGTAAACTAGCAACGGCTTTTATGGATATAAATATCCATAAAGTTTTAGTTCAGGAAGTAAATCGTTTAGCGGCGGCGGTTGAACGATTCGGGAAACAACTAACCCCAGTCAAAACGGGTCGGTTAAGAGCAAGTATTGGATTTACACCAGCTTCAATTTTTCCCCGAACTATAGTTGAAACTAATGTGGAGTATGCTATTTATGTTCATGAAGGAACAAGGTATATGAGAGCAAGACCATTTTTGAAAGAAGGGGCAAGGTTAGCGCAGTTGTCTCTTGCTGGTGAACTTGAGGGGAAATTGAACCAAGAGATTGCGGCTAATTTTAAGAAGATAGGAGGGACTGGCACTTTGCCTTTCTAATAAAATGAGCTGGACAGCCTTACGACCACAAGTTGAAACTTTACTTAAAACGATTAGTTCTATACAAGAGGTGTCAAGGGCACCTAAAATAAAGTTTAGTGGTTATCCTGCAGCACACATAATTCCATCGGAGAATAGTGCTAATTATGAAACTACAAGCGAGAATGTAAGGAATTACTCTTTTACGGTTAGGATTTTCTATGAAACGAAACAGACAAGTATTGAGGACGCTTTGGTGGCTTTAGAGGAAATTGTGGATAGTGTAATTGATAAGTTTGACCAGGAAGATTTGAAGGGTAGCGCCGATAGGACAATAGGGATAGGATTGCCTTCTGGCTATACTTTTCTAAACATTTGGGCAACCCCAGGAGTATATTTGGAGTTGCCTGAAGACCAGTTGTTAATGGCGGAGATTACTTTGCGAGTAAGAATATCAAGGGATATTAGTTGAAAGACTTGACAAGATTATTTCTATGGTTCATAATCGTAATTGACTATGGCGAAGTTTATTGGAAGATTAGTTAAACTTGGTATAGATAGAGAAACCGTTAGAGGAGCTGGTGCTTCGGCGGTTTATCAAATCCCTCGTGTTGCTTTCACCTTTGATGACAAAGTAGTTCAGGCTCGTTCTATTGGTTCGCTTGGATACTTGGCGGATTCCGAAGAGGCTTTTGTTACTACCAAATATGGACAAGGAGATGTAGAGGGGGAGATTAGAAGTAAATCTTTCGGGTTATTTCTCTACGCAATGTTGGGGAGTTTAAGCACTACTGGGCCTGTTGATTCCGCTTATACCCACGCTTTTACAATTAATGAAAGTAATCAACATCAATCTTTGTGTTTCGTGGTAACAGATGAAAATACAAGGGAGATTTATCCGTTGGTGATGTTGGATAGTATGGAGATTACGGCAGAACTTGATGCTGTAATAAAGTTTGCGGCTTCTTTTATGAGTAAGTGTAGTAGGGATACAGTCGAAACTGTTCCTGCTGTTGTAACTGAAAGTAAATTTACCAAGAAACATCTTCAGTTTAGAATTGCTGATAACATTGCTGGGTTAGCGGCGGCAAGTGCTATTTCTTTGAAGTCTCTAAGTTTAAGAATTGCGAAAAATGTAACTCTTGATGATGTATTAGGGACGGCCGAACCAGAGGATATTCTAAATCGTCAGCTTGCTGTTGAGGGAACTTTGACTCTCAACTACGAGGCAGAAACCTACAAGAATTATATGAAGAATGGAACAAGTAAAGCAGTTGAGATTTATCTTCTTAATACAGATGATACAATTGGTTCTTCAACCCGTCCCAGTTTGAAAATCCAATTACCAAAAGTAGATTTCTTTGATTGGGCACCTGATTATGGACTTGAGGATATTGTAACTCAGACTGTTTCTTTCAAAGCAAATAGAGATGTAGCTAACGCTCAAAATATAATTTACCTTTGTCAGTTGGTGAATGATGTAGCATCGTACTAAAGGATTAAGAGATTCTTATTGACAAATTCCATAGGAATCTTTATAATTAGTAGTATGTTTATGAAATTTATAAGAAATGTAATTCTTGCCTCTGTATTTTTCTTCTTTTTA